CCATTCGTCAACAGGATTTCCATTAGCGTCATAGGTTATAGTAAAGGTATACGAATCAACAACTGTTGTTCCATCTGTGTCAAAGATTGTAATAGTTCTTGTTGTATATTGTGATGGTGTTCCTCCACTCAAAACACTTCTTGCAAACAATGTTCCATCTTTGCGGTAATAGTCTACTTGTAAATAATTCCCATAAGCATCTGGGTTACTGCGTTTTATGCGAATAATAGAAGGATTTAATTTAGCTAAAGCAAAGATATTGCCTTCAATCCTATTGAAATCTGAAGCTGCCGGCACATTGCCAGCGGCCCAATTCGTTTTCGGCGTTTGCCATGCCATTATGTTGCCCTCCTTCCTGATAAACGAGCTCGTAAAGCTCCGTCATATTCCAACTCTTGTCTTATCACATAGTAGTCGTTAGTCTCCACATTGTCCGCTACGCTTACCCTGTCGCCAAGTAGCAAAGCAGGGTTGCCTCGCCACTCAATTTCGATGTCCCGCCTTGGGTCTTTGAAACTTGCCAGCAACTTATTTGCTATTGTCTGCGCCATGCTTAGCGTCTGCACCAAAGGATTAGCAGGGAATGTGTAGCGGATTAAGCCGTTGTCGGTTATAGAGGCGTCGTCTTTCGCAACGGCCCTTTCTTTGTTGAGAATTTTTAACGGCTTTGCGTTTATCACGAGAGTAAATGTCCCTGCGTTTGGACTATATATCTTCACATCAGCACCCCAAGCGTAATATGTTGCTTTTTGTATTACACATCCTGCCGGTGCATTTTCCAAGTTGGCTATCGCCTCTATACAAGGGGTTTCGTTATAGAATGCCGTTATTGTTTTTATCTTCCCTGCACCTATGGGAACAGGCTCATTGCTCCTATACACTTCCTGCGGCGTATCCACTGGCCGGAGCGGTTGCGTCTCCACCTCAATATAGTTGGCGATTTCGCTCCATTTGACGGGATTGTCCTTGCGAAAATAGTCATCTGCCGTGATTTCCAGCACTGCTTCTGTACGGTTGGATAGGTATGAAGGCCCTTCCACTCTTACCACACCATTGCGGTCGGCATATACCTGCCCCAGGCAGGCTTCGGCTATTTTCCTCAAAGCCTCCCTATGGCTTTGTGGTTCAAAGTAGGCGTATGGGATTGTGTATTGCTGCAGCTCTGGGTCTACCCAATATTCTTCCTCTGTTAGCCCTGCGTCCTGCAAAACTGCAACGGCAAGGTCGTATAGTGTCTTGTTCTGCTGCACCTGCGACGTGCTGTATGTGCTCTTGCGGAGCAGTTCCAGCCTATCCCGCCCCGTGGTCTGGGCGTATACTCCATCCTCGGGAGCTGACCAGTCGCCACTCCAAAACGTGCCAAGCGGCACCCATTCCTCGTGATTAACCTCGAAGACAAGATTAAACACCTGCTACCACTTCCTTGTTTATGTGTATCGCGATAGTACCTATAGTCGGTATTGTCTGCCGTGTGCCGTTGGGATACTGCACTTTCACCTCTGCAAGATACACGCCAGCCTTAGCTGTGTCTGTTGCTTGCCAATCATATCTGACTATGCCTTGTGCTGCATCCTCTACGACCATTGTCTTTTCACCTATACCATTTACCACAAGTTTGACTGTTGCTCCTGTCAAATCAAGAACGCTGCCGTCCGTTTGAGTCAATTTCACCTTCAAAGGTGGCAGCGTGTCATTCTGTTTTATCTCGAATTTCATTCTATCACCGCCTATATAGTCGGTAGCGTTCCTGCAAACTGTTTCGCCTTCTCTATTGCTTCTACTCTTGCTGCAAATCCGCTTGTTTTGTAGCCTTCAAACGGTGTAAATTCGATACTAAATTTAGCCATTATTCCAATCACCTCCAAAGTATATTTTTCTTGGATAACCTCGCATTCAGCTGTTGTGGTAAAAAGGGATATACTAAATCCTTTTAACTCCTCTACCTTAAACTGCAAATCCCACATTTATACCACCTTCAATAGTTTAGTCTTAAGCTGCAGTTTCCTACCAGCCAGTAGTTCCCCTGTACTGATAGGCAACTTCCCGCCATTTTGTACCTGTGTCCAATCCGTTTGATTGTCCAGCTTTGCGTATACTGTTCTTTGTATTCCGTCAGCGTCTTCCTGCCATGATATTGCACTTGTTGCAGCTGTGCCGACTGCTGACAGGTCGAATTCAGGACTCAGATAATATCCACCCTGCCCAAAGTTGAGATTATCATCGAATCCTAACTTATACGTTGTCCACTCATCCACCGGCAATGGTTGTCCGCTTTGATACGCACTCAATATTTCCGCATCTGTTCTGGCACGGTTAGAAATACGCACTTCATCAATAATAGAATTAAGGAACGCCGAATTTTGTTTATGTTCTTTTCCTATTGTAAAATACGTATCTAAAGCTGCTATGCCTCCTCCATACGCTTTCTTAACAGGAGCTTGATTATCTACTACGACCTTTATTTCTGAATTATTCCATGTGCAAACCGCATAATGCCACCCTTCATTGAGCGCAACACTACTGGCTACTACACCAATCATAGAACTATCAGTCCTATATGGTTGAAACCTAACAGTTCCTAAATTTGTTATGTCGAATTGCAAATCTTTATAATCTCCAATTTTATAACTAACAAATGACACTAATCTTTGGAATTTGCCATTCGGTTTATAATAAAACCACACTTCGATAGACCCTTCATTCTGTTTTATTACATCTGCTGTCGTGACAGCTAATTCTTCTGCTTGCCTCGTTCCTACAGTCCAACTTGTAGCGTATTCTTTCTGCTCGAGCTGTAAACCAGCGATATAAAATTCGTAAGTATNGTTTAAGTTTATATTCTCTAACCCAACCNCAAAATTTTTTATTTTATAAGCTCCATCAGGAGCGGTAACTGTAAACACATACCTTTGCCAATTATCTGTAAATGAAATCGGNAATATTACATCGCTTCCTATAANCTGATTGTTTGAATCGNAAAAATAAAACCTTATCTGCGCTATAATACTACTCGACTGCTTGTTTCCTTTGAACCANAAGCTTATTGTATATTNTTGTCCNGGAACTACACTCCCGACTAACAAATCTCCAAAAGNAACATATGCANAACCACCATTNGCTGGATAAGGCGTAGTCCTTTTTACATGTAATGCTGGAGANGGCACNCTCGAGTCGGTAATCCATTCTACAATGTCATTAGTGTAACCTTTTCTATCCCATACATTACCATACACAAACTTGCCATCGCTACTATGCGGTATANCATTAGTCGTCCCCTCCTCCACCATCACCGCCTGNCCNAANTTACCNNNTTCGAACCTCGGCACATTCACCGCAACNTGTGAACCATCACTCTTATAAGCAATCGAACTACGAGTAAACGTTGGAGCATTAACATTTGGTAACTTTAACTTGCCATCTTCAACAATAAGATTACTTAAAGTTCCTTGTGTTAAATCAACGGTTTGTTTTATGTTCGCCATCTCATCACCTTTTAATTGTAAGCGGGGGAGTGTTTACCTCCCCCTAACCAATTAGTCTAAACCAATTTCTACAGCTCCGACTGCGAATTCAACTTTGTTACCAGTGGCTACTGTTTGAGAAGCTTCAAGCGTTCCATAAACAAGCATATTGCCAAAATCGTCAAATATCGCCATGCCAGTTACAGTGCCCCAGTTACTAGAAGCTGGACCGAATGTAACCATAACATCGTTTGTCACTTTAGATGGAGTAGTTCCAGAGCCAGTAGCCGCACTAAAAGAAATTGTTTGTCTGGAATATCCAGTGCTGTCAGTAGATACTTCGGTTCCAGATGTCGTCTCCGTAGGAGCTACGGTATACAAAGCCATTGTGTATGTTCTCTCAGCATCATTGAATACCGCATCAAGAGCCTTTTTCTCCGCATAATCTGTAAAAACATACTGTGATGGCATTCTTTATATCACCTCACTTACCGTGTAATACACGTGTATTTTTATGTTACCAATTGTTGGTAGAGTTATAATGTCTCCATTGCTGAATAAAACTTTAATCTCTGCTAAATAAGTGCCAAAGTTTTTAGTTTCTTCCGAAGAAAATTGATAAGTAACAACGGCATTATCGTAAACTGTCATTGTTTTAGGATTATCTCCCATGCCTTCTACACATAGTTGAACTGTGCAAGAAGTTAAATCAATCGGAGTGCCATTATCATCTAACAGCTGAACTGCAAATATCGGTAGCGTGTCTCCTTGCTTTATGTAAAAGTCCATTCCACCACCTCTTTGCTATTTATCATAATTATAATTTTAACATACCGTTTTTAACCACGTATAAAGTCATATTCAATCCTCATCGTTTGCGAACTTGTTTTATGTAAAAGTCCATATCCTCACCTCTTTTTTAGTCCTGAAAAACAAAATCATACGTTACCCTCAGTATATTTGCATCTGTTTTTGTTATAGGATTAGACAGTCTCGTTACAGCTCCTATTGCTGCCCCTAATCTGTATATCTTATTACTGCTTCTTCCAGTAACTAACAAATTAGTTCCGTCCCAAGATATACCCCAAGGATCGTTGTCTGGAATGTTTAAGTAAGTAATAATATCCCCGTTGCTCGGGTTCATTTTGTATGCGTGGCGTGGCTCAGCAAAACTTGCAACTGCCCATATATTTTCTCCATCCCAAGTAATATTACGCGTATAAGTGGGTGAAACAAAAGAACTGATGATACTGCCATTCTGTGGATTTACTTTGAATATTCTAAAACGGTCTGTAATATCGGCTATTAAAAGATTAGTCCCATCCCAAGTAAGACCGTAAGGGGCAGGACCTGGACTTGGAAACGAAGTTATTACTCCCTGATAAACGTTTGGATTTATCTTGTATATTCTTTTAGTGTCATACCCAGCTGCCCACAAATTAGTTCCATCCCAAGCAAGAGCCATACAATTAGGGTCTGGGGCTGATATTTGGGCAATAATATTTGCGTTGGGCGCTATCTTAAATATTCTGTTACTGTTATTTGCAGATACCCAAAATCCATTTCCATCCCAAACAATGCCAGTGGGATGAGGAACGGGCGCAAAAAATGAAGTATATGTAGAAGTATAAATAGTTCCGCCAGAAAAACTCCATATTATGCTTTGAAATGTTCCATTCCCAGAGTTCGGAAGCCAATAGAATGACCAACGTGCATAACCGTCAACGGCATAGCTTCCAGAAGGATCTAATGATCCTCTTAGCGTGTCTGTTCCAGAGTATTCTGTTTTATCAGACCAACCTATTACAGTTCCTATGTTCTTAATCGGAGAATTAGGCGAAACCTCTTTATTAGAAGAATCTAAAACGATGTTATTTAGCATGAACGGTGGTTCACTCAAACTATTAGAGGGAATACCTACGCAAAATTCCTGTTTTACTCTCCATTTTATTCTATTTGCTTCCAAATAAGTCAATGTATTTTCCGTTTTCTCTTTTAATATCTTTTTGCCTAATTTATCAAATAACTCTACCGTGGCAAAACCTCTAACTGGTTTAGTATCTTTGTTATTTATAATGTCTTTCATTATTTAATCTTGTCCTCCACCATTATTCAAACACAAAAGAAACGGATTCGTCTGGATACGCAACGGCAAGGCTTACTATTTCGCTAACATCACAGAGTTTAGACATGCCAATTTCTACAATATTTGCAAAATCTCCATGCCAAGTCAGAACATAATCAAACATATAGTCCATTAAGTCTCCCCTCTGGGTCTAACATCACCGTATATGTGCATTGCTACGCCATCATCTGCTGGACAATATATTATTGCATTATAAAGCTGAGAAGTGTAACGTGTTGCCGTAGTCGGAGCTGGCATTCCTACAGTCCAAGTATTATTGATTATATCGTATATATGCATTGCCGTTCCGCCACTTTGAGGAAAATATATTTTATGATGATAAACTTGAGATGTTCTGCGATATCCACCAGATGGAGCTGACGCACCGACAGTCCATGAATCAGTGGCAATATCGTATATGTGCATATCAGTTCCACCATCTGCTGGACAATATATTTTGCCGTTGTAAAGTTGTGATGTCCAACGCCACACAGACGATGGAGGCGCAGATCCAAAAGTCCACGCATTAGACTCAATGTCATATATATTTATCGGTTTTTGCCCATCTTCAATTAGGTATATTTTGCCATTGTAAAGTTGAGATGAATAAGGATATATGTAATCATCACTTTTTGCTCCAACAGTCCACGTATCACTGGAAATATCGTAAATATCCATAGCGCCCGTTTCATTATTAGGACAATAAATTTTGCCATTGTAAAGAATAGATGTATAGCGGTCTGATTCTGCTGGTTGTTCTGCACCCATTATCCAACTATCAGATGGAATATCGTATATTGGCATTGTTAATCCGTAATCTTCAGGACAGTAAATTTTTCCTTCATAAAGTTGAGACGTCAAAGCCCACAATTCGATTGGAGCTTGCGTTCCGACAGTCCATGAATCAGTGGCGATATCGTATATTTGTATATCATTTCCACCATACGCTGGACAATATATCTTGCCATTGTATAGTTGCGATGTATAACAACTTGTAGTTGCTGGTGCAGGACTTCCTAAAGCCCAAACGTCTATAATATCTTTAAGAGCTTTTTTGTGACCACCTATATCTCCGTGCCAAAACAGAACATTGCGTTTTGCGTCATTCATTGGTCAATTTCCTCAGATAAAATATTATCAGACTCATCGTAGGTTCTTTTATATTTAATTGTAGAAACTACATCTCCATTTGTGTTGTAATACGTTTCTACTCTATATTCATATGTTGGAGCTGTTCCTTGCAGTTCGCTTTTCATAATCAGCCTGTTGGCAGTATCGTAAAACTCTACAACCCTAAATTTGCCAGGGGCATACTGCTCGCTTCTAACAATTCTACCAATAGAAGTGCCAAGTGTTTTGTAAGTAAACGTTGTTTCTCCCAAAATCTTGTTTTCTGCTTGCGGTCTATCTTCATATCTCATACTCATCACACCAGCACACAGAATGCATCATACGAGTATCCGCCTTCTTTAAAATTGTGTCTAATGCCATGTAATATTGTATCATACGCCACAGAGTTATCTTCGTTCATCACCTTAAACTTGCAGGGATAAGGAGCTATTTCATCTAATCTGCTTGGTATTACAGATATCTCAATATGTTTCTTTCTGAATGGACTGTTCTTGTATCTTAAATACGTTGTCTCAATTAAATCTTTGTTCTGCAAAATCGGAAAGTCTAAAGTCAAAGTAGGGTCTACAGTGCTAACTTCATCTATATACTGGTTCAATGGCACTTCTTCAGTAATTGGAATTATTCCTTCTACAGTTCCACTATACATCATTAAGCTGTTTACCTGTGTTGGAATAATGTAGTAAAACACAGCACCTCCACCATAATAACACGATGCTACTCCAGTTTCATCTACATCTAAAAACATATAACCAGTAGGATTGTATTTATCAGGTCTGTATTCTTTGATAAACAGCTTGTTATCTACTGGTACCATTACTTCCATTGTCTTATATAACTGTTGCTGTGTAAATCTTGGAGTTCTGCCTTTGAGTCTGATGGTTACTTTCTCTCCATTATTGAAATCGTACCTAACGGCCAAAGAAGGAATGCCTAAACCACCTATTACAACTGCCCTAACATCTGTCACACTGTTAACATCAACCTGCTGATTAGGGAATATGTAATCTCCTGACATATACAAATTTTCTAATGTTACCCAATCAGCCATTATTTCTCCTTTAAGATTAGCCCACAGCACAGCTCCAACAGATTGAGATAAGCTTGATAGAATGCTAAAATACGTTCCTTGTTTTAATGCACACCACAATCCGCCTATATTTTCTTCTGTGCCCTCAAACAGGAATGGTTTTCTAACCATTTGTGGAAATGCCTTATATGGATTACCATTTAATATTCTCCAATAATAGCCACTTACTGTGACTGGCTTCACTAATCCATAACCCTCATAAGTCATTCTATCAAATTTACCAAGAACATCTTCAAAATGTAGCGTAGCGGTTTTATTAGCCTTAGAAAATTCTATTTCTTTAAGAAACCATCTGTCAAAGTCAATTCTCTTTGTGTTGTTATTTTCATCTCTTATAATAAAGTATCCATTAAACTTAACGTCTTCATAACTTTTTAATGTTGCAAAACTGGACTTTGGGTTAATTATGTTATATTTTTCTTCATAATCCAATATTTTAACATATCCAGTGCCTTTAACAACAGTTCTACCTTCCCAAAACATGTTCTGCATGAACTGTGCTTCTAAGATGTCATCAGCATCTAATGTCTCAGATATGCCAGAGCCATAAAGTCTACCGTAAAAGTCTGTTATCGCTATCATAATTCCACCAACTGGAAAGTTACATCTTTGTAATACATCTTATTGTTTTTGATAATTAGCGTTGAATACTCCAAGTCTCCAACATAGCCTCTAAAAGACGTTACAGTGCTTTGGTCTCCAGGTCCTGCCATAGAAGGGAATATAACGGTTACCTGATGTATGCCTTTACCACCAGCGTTTGTGTAATACAATGCTCTTTTAAGAAACTTCAACTGGGCTTCACTAAGAACAGCGTATCTAACATCAATTCTAATTTTCTTGTTGATGTAAGCAAAAGCCATGTTGCCAAGCAAATTCCTTTCGGCTTTAGATAAAACGTATTCACCGTATTTTATTTCTGTGGGTGTTGGCATTTTTGAGCCATCAATCCATAATATAGTTCTGTTAGACATTTCTCATCACCCTAAGGCCTTGGCTTAACACGGTTACCATTTATGTAATACTCTCGTGTTAAGAAGTCTGGGTATTCGCCCTTGCTTTCTTTTATCTCTAAGTTTATTTTAGGCTCTGCTATAGCAGGTTGAAATGCTGAAGGCATATGCCCGTGTGTTGTTACGCTTGTTTCTACAAATTTAGGCATGCTGATATTACGGATACTTTCTAAAATTGACGGTGGTATGTTTTTGCTTTCTTCTCTAAATTCATTAAGTTCAGACAGTATTTCTTTTCTTCGTTTTTCAAATTCGGCGGCATCTTTATCGCGCAATCCAATGGCTTCTAATAAAGCATTTGCAGAGTTTATAACCGCTTCTTTAACCAAACTAAGTCCAGAATTTACATTGCCAAAGAAACCACTAACATCCTGTTTTGCTGTTTCCCAAATATCTCCAAACTTTATAGACATATCTTCAAGCTTAGGAATAACAGCCGATGTAATACTTGTATCAATATTGGTGGCTTCTTTTACCAAATTGTCTAAGAATTTAGAGTAGTCTTGCATCTCAATATCAATAATTGTTTCTGGAACTTCTGGAACATTAGCCACCATCTCTGTTTGTTGTTCTATAGCATGTATTACGTCAAAGCTTTGTAGGTTATCCTTAATTTCTTTTGTGCTATCTGCAACGCTGGACATGTTGTCCTTCATCTTGGCTGTATCTTGTGTAGGCTGTATAAAAGCGTTTTTCATAGTGTCAGATGCTTCCTTTGTTTGTTGTTCCAGTTTATCAAGCGATTGGTTAATCTTGCGATTTAAGGTTCTATCTACAACGTTAACCAAATAAAGTGAAAGAGCAAATATGCCAGTAGCTATACCAAGCGTTAGCATATTGGCAGTAATAGTGGATTTAGCCATTATTCCAGATAATACAGCACTTAAACTTTTAGCTCCAGTTATTACTCCAACCAATCCTTTGGCTGCACCACTAATCCAACCAATCCAAGTCTTAAAGTTTTCTTTAATATAGACTGACATTGTCCAAATAGTTTTTAAGAACCCAATCATCGGTTTCATTAGCCTCAAGATTGAAGATGTAATCCAAAATATCAGAGTTCCAGCCATAAGAGTCATTAGTATCGGTCTTAATATGTTACTTGTCCCAAATAGTATATTTATAATCACTTTGAATATGTTGGCGATAATATTATATATATTAACAAGCCAAGCGTATGTAGTTACTATCATGTTATACAGCCAGCTGCTTACGTTATTTTTTATCGCTAAAAATAGATTACCAGTTTCAGTAACTTGAGCTGCTATTCTTTGAAGAACCGAAGAAACGGTTAACAGCACTGGCATTAGCGTTTTAGCTATTGTTCCAGCAACTGCTGTCCATATCTGCTTTAACGAAGAAGTGGCTATGTTAAGTGCACCAGTAGTGGTAGTTCCTATGTATTTAACGATGGCATCTGTTTTCTTACCAAGCTCTTTCATAATCATTCCTACAACTTCATCTACGTTTGTTAGAAGCCCTTTTCTCATCATGTCTTCTACTTCTGCTGGTGGCTTATTCATTCCCTGTGCTATGAGTTCTACGATGTTAATGCCGATGTTAGCAAGCTGCCTTCTTTCTTCTGCTACTACCTTACCTTTAGCATACATCTGACCTATAGCCATAATTGCTCTGCTTGTTATAGCCGAAGCTCCAGCAGCTCCACCACCACTAACAGTGCCAACCATTTGTGCAAATACAGGTATGGTTTGTAGCATATCTTGTATCCTTTGATAAGGAATATTGTAAACAGCCGCCTGCTGAGCCGTATGCATTAGAGATGCCATGTCTACGCCAACAGTTCTGGATATCTCCCAAATGGTATTCTTAAGCTCGTTTGCTTTTTCTAAAGAACCAGTAATGGCTGTTAGTGTTAGCATGAAGTTTTGCTGAACACCAACCGTGTCAATAACCATCGACTTTATTGTTCTACCAATATTAGATGCAGTTAGTGATACGTTTCTTACAGCCCAAACCAAGTAACCAAGCTGTCCGAATATGGTTTCATAAACAGTGGAATACGTTACGCGTCTTGACAAGAATACCTTATCTAATAAACCGCCTTGTCCTCTACCGCCAGATACTCTCTTAAGCTGCGTAGCTTTCTTTGTTACTTTAGATAAGCCTTCATCTAACTTGTTTATGCTTTCCGATGTATTCTGTATGTTTTTGGTTAGCTCTGTTACAGCCTGTTGCATTGCAGTCGTCATTGCAACGATGGCGTCTACACTCGTAGCACCTTTGCCACCCTTAGAAGTAAGAGTTACTGGCAAAGCGAACTGGTTTTGTTCTCCAGCTAACTGCAACCTTGCTTTAATTCGTGATACGATGTTTTGGACTGCGGCATCTAAAGACGCTTCATCAACATTGGCAGAGACGAAGCTGACATTTAACATTAACTGCGTATTTATTGGCTGAGAATATAAAGCAGTAATACGTGACTGCAAATCAATTATTTTGCTTGTTAATGTGCCAACCTTCTTAGTAATACTGTCAAGGCTTTTACTGATGCCAGCTAAAGCTGTTTTTGCCTGCGTTACATTAACAGTTACTTCAATGTTAAACTGTTCGCCACTACCTTTGCCCATTACATCTGCCATTTACTTCACCTTCGGAGCAGGTATGCCGAGCTCCACGGCAGATTCCACTGTCCTTTGCTCAAGCTTCTTTCTCTCATCTTCGCTAAACCTTAAGTCTTTTATGAACGGATAAATATCATCTGGAGATATGCTTGTGTGTATTTTCGCTCCCCAAGCCCTGACAATATTGTATCCACTGTTTATCACTGAAGATATAAGCACTCCCCATTTATTCTGGTATTCCTCCAGCATATCTTCTCTCTTTTTCTCAGCAACGAGTTTAGCCCAAAACAGTAAATCATTCATATACATTTCTTCAAGCTGGAATGGAGTTATGTTTAGATACTGCAAAATGTCAATCAAGAACGTTGAATGGAAGAACACTTTTAGCATGTCTCCCTTGTTATCAGTTTCAATAGCAAGTCCTAAGGATAGTGACATGGCTGTTGGATTAACTATGTAGAGCTCCCCTCCATTTCCAGCTCTGAAAAATTTAGCTCTTGCCACAGATTAGTTAATTCCACAAGCTGTGACATGTATGCATTGTCTATATCGTCTGGGTTAATCTCTGGGAACATTAGCTTGCACATCTTAACCAGTTTGTCAATGTTTTCTACAGCATCACCTTCGGTCTGCAAGTTTTTATCTTTGGTTATCTTCTGCATAATCTCTCTTAGCTCTTTAACTTTTTTAGCTTTAACGACGTAAGACTTGTCGCCTACAAAGACATCTGCTACCCTAACTCCGTTTTCAATCCTTATTTTACCGTCACTCATTCATTGCACCTCCATTACTTTTTTATGAAAAATGGTATTCCAAGCGTTTGGAATTGTAACCTTTGATACGTCAATACTCCTTCTTCAACATCAATAGGTGGAAGTAAAACGTAACCGCATATCGCAGTTTGCACATCTTCTAAGTTTAAGTTTAATTCCACAAAAGCGTAACCATACGGATTATCAATCCATCTTTGCATTGCCCAAAACCCATCTGATGTTAACAACCAACCAACTGGTGTAACACTTTTAGAGCCATCAACCAAAGCTTCACTCATTATCATTTCAAAATGCCAATTGGAGAGCCCACCACAAAATGGCAGGCTCTCCTTAACACGGTCTATCGGTTTCGTCAAATCTTCTATTTTGTTTAGACACCAAACGCTACCGATTAGACCTGTAATCATGCTATTATGGAGAAATTGTCAAAGCACCCATGCCGTTGAAGTCAGCAGAGAACGTTGCTTGACTATCTGTAGAAGCTTCTAATGTTAAACTCATATAAGCTTTGCCAGATATTACAAGCTGTTCTTGGTCGGGTTTGCCAAGAGTCATCTCTATTGTCACTGGTTCTCCGTTTATGTAAGCATGTATCAAATCCATTTGTCCTTGGTCTCCAATTACTAAATTGCCCTCACAAGAAGCAGTCCAATCTTTAAATGTAGTCAATCTTTCTACCCAACCTTCAGTATCAAAGTTAGTTACGTCTACATCGTTAACGTCCAAGTTCAAAGTCCACCTTGACATCTCTGCGATTTTAACTTTTGAACCGCCTTCTTTTGTAACGAATATTTTTCCGTATGCGCCGCTTATAGCCATTCTTTATTTCACCTCTCGCATTACATTAAATTGTTGCGTAAATATGTGCCTTTGCCTCGCATCTAAACCTTCATAAGATGGAGGTCTTGATGCTCTTATCATTATAATATATGCACCATCTTTGTATTCATACCCATCTTTGTTTGCATCGTTGAGATGCTTATAAATATCTTCAATTATGGCAGAGCCATCAGCATATCTTTTAGAACGGACAACTACCATAATGATTGCTTTTTCCATCGTTGAACCGTTAACTTCAGCTCCATCTCCAATACCAGTATCGTAAAGTGCTACCAAGTCATCTAAATCAAAAGGTGGTGTGCCGACAAACAGCTCACACCTTCCGTTTATTGCTTCTGCTACAAGGTCATACACTGTTTCTGCCGCTAACATATCTCATTCCCTCTCTTAGAAAGCTGAAGTGTAGTGCTTAAAGTTTGTGCCAAATTTCTTATTGATTGCTCTAAGCATGTATTGGTTCATCGTTCCTTCTTTGTGATATCTATAAACGCCATCATGCACTAATTCGTGTAATCTGCCGTAAGCCACTCCTTCGTCAAAGTCAAACGCAGATACCGAGAATGTAAAAGTAATCTTATCTGAAGATGAGCTTTCACTCAACTGCATAGTGCTTCTTAAATTGCCAGTATCTTCTGGTGCAAGCACTTCTTTAGCATAGTAGAATGCATCAACGCTTTTCTTTCTAAGGTTAATGATTACGCCGTCTTTAATGAAAGCATCTTCAAGTATTTCTTGGTATTCTTCAGCTTTAGAAATCCACGGGTCAGTCTTAGATATTTTTATCTTTACTTTCCTCACCCTAATATTACCTCATAATGAGATAGAGAGCCGTCGAGATTGATTATTTCATTAACCTGTATCGCTGTGTATTCATTACCTTTATACATTACTTTTTGCCCGAGAGTTACTGGTTCTTTACAAAACATTAACGCTTTAGCTTGGTATTCAGTTATCATTAAAGCTCTGGTTATCTCTCCCAAGTAGCTTTGCGACATCTCTAACCTGCACTTAATCGGTTTACTAACAGTTTCATATTCACCGTATCTGTTAGTTCCTAACTGCTCTAACACGTAAGCTGTCTGCGTTAAGTATTTGTCTACAATGCTCATATCTGTCCAACTGCTCCAGCGATTAACGGTTTTATTAAAGACTTAGCCATAGGAGAAATTATCACCGTTTTAGCACTAACCCTATCAGTATTGTATGCCTCTCTAACTGAACCTACTGCTACATACGATACTCCAGACATAATAGCTTGTATTCTCGGGTCATTAGCCATTTCAAGTAAATACTTTGCCTGTTCGCATTGTGCCATCTTAATTATCTCTGGAGTTCCAATGTCAATGTATTCTATATCTCCAACCCTGTAAATATAAGGTTCTTGTGGGTATAACTGTGCGATAGCCTCATAAATAGAGCCAGTGTCTAAAAGCTCAGCTGCAAATTCTACTCCGTGTTTAATCATTAGAACTCTTGGAAATGCCATTGGCTGATTAGGGTCTTTCTTGGCACCTTTATAAATTAAAGTATCAAGCAAAGATGCAGCTTGAACTAATATTGCTTCTTTTTGTTCTTTCGTGAGGTCTTTCCAGATTCCTGTTCCATCGATGTCTCTTGCTCTGAAGTATTCGTCTGCGTATCCGACGTCGACGTAACTGTTGGTGCCAATTGTGAGTGCCATCTGACCACCTCCAGCCAATCATAAGCTTTTATCAGTGTTTCAACTTCTTCGTCCTCTACATAAACGTAATGCTTGTTTTTCTTATCATACAATACTGCCATTTTAACCTCCATTTATCTCGGGAGCTGTCGCATGACAGCTCCCGCTAATAATGTGATAAACGTAATTATGAACCATTACCACCAGTACCACCAGTATTACCTTGTCCTGGTTGTTCTGGTTCTGGAACAGGTAGTTTAACTGCAACTTTGTAAACGCAAACTGGTCTGATTACCTTGGCTCCGTATACAAACAAGCCTTTCACAGCGTCAGCAAATCTGTTTTCAGGTCTGTATGTTTCAATCTTTTCTACATCATATTTAAATGCCAACGCATCGTTAGTTCCAGCATAGAAACGAATATATCCATTTAACCCACCGGAGAGAGGCTTAATGTTATTGCTCATCTTAACAGTAAATCCAGCCGCCTGACCAACTTCTCCATTAAGCAAAGATACATAAGCTTGTGGAGATGAAGCGTTGGCTACAAACCTATTGTCCTTAAGCAGTAGAGCTCTCAATTCTGGTGGAACTACAATCCAACGTCCAGATCTCGGAACATTATTCTTGTTTAAAAGAGTGTCAACATCAACTAGCAAGTCATAAAAAGTATAAGAGCTAGATAGATTTACTCCTACTTCATTATTACCTGTTCCATCAACTGCAAATTTACCGGCGTCTGATTCAAAAAGACCTGCTATGTATTGGTCTACGGTATCCCGTAAACTATATGTAGTTTCTCTCATTATTGCAGACATTAGATCTACTAGTACTGCCCTATCTTCTAAATCCTCTATAAAGAACTGAAACGCCTTAGCCTGGTCAATGGTTAAAGTGGTTACCTGCTGTGCGGTAGCTCTACTAGGAGTCCACTCAGTACCAAATCCATCTACTGGATTATAGTCTGTAATGTCGGCCCCAGATACGTTAAATACTTTTACAGACTGACCATATCTAACTTCTCCGATGTATTGAGAGTTAGTTAAAGAACCAAACACCAGCTCTTTCTTAAGGTCCTCTAATAATGTTGCGCTCCAAAAACTAGGAACTATTGTGCCGGGCACAATGTTTCCACTTGTATCTTTACTAAAAATTTCATTAGCCATATTTATATTTCACCTCTTTATTTGTCAATTATTCTGCCTTCTTTCATGGCTTGTTTAATCTCTTCTCTGTGCTGTATTAGTTCTTCTCGTGACATGTTTTCAATTTCGCTACGTGTCCATACCTTCGACCCAGACTGTGCTGTTGCAGGAGCTGAAGGCTTACCAACCTTGGAGTAATTTCCTCCAAGTAAATTCTTAAACTTCTCAGCCGCTTCTCTGATTTCTTCCTCTGTTGAACCAGAGATGAAATCTAAAGCGTCAGCAGGTAAGCCCATTTCCATCGCTACTTTCATCTTTGTTTTTTCAATCATGGCTTCCTGCACCTCCAACTCTTTCTCAAGCACAGCCGCTTCTAATTCAGCTAACTTGCTCTGTAATTTTTCTTCTTCTGTCATCTGTGCTTCTTTCATCTTCTTATACTCTTCTGCTATCTTTTTTAATTCGTCGTAATCTTTGTATTTCTTTCTTTCTCTTTCAAGCCTTTCTGCAATAATCTTTTCTAACTCCTCTTGTGTAAATACCTTAGGAGTTTCTTGCTCTTGTATAGGTTCACTAACTGCTTGAGTTTCGTTAACCTCATTACTGCTTTGGACTTGTTTAACTTCGTCTGCCATCATAAACCTCCTTCCAACGATTTACCGCTCGTTGTCAGCGTAATTTTTACTAATAATAATTATACCACATGCATTACTTACATTCCAGCTAATCTTTTCAAGCTGTCTGGTGGTTCTCTATTAAGAACGTTTCTATATAGAGATACAAGTTTCCTTGCTGCTTTGCGTTTCTTTTCCATTGGTGCATCTGTTTGATGTATTCTTATCGCAGCTGCTACTATGCCATTTGCATTCAAAGTTCCATCTGGTTCTCTAATTGGTAATTTGCAATCAGCCTTGGTTTTGGGTGGCTCCTGCATGTGTATTAAAGAAGCACGAGCTAACTGCTCCAATGTATAATCGCTTTCTGAAAAACTTCCCCANGGNTTATGNCTAACTCTTTCTGCCATGCTTCTTACACCTCTTTTTGTGATATTTTTCCTTTCTCTTAATTTTGTTAAATTCTAAATCGTAATTTTCATGCTTTCTACGATTTCGCCTTGGCATTTACAGTTCCTTGTTTAATGTCCCGTCTCCCTGAATTGCATTCAGTGAACTTTCAGCCGCTACTCCATATTTGTTATCAATAAGCGTCTTCGTCTTTTCATTCTTAACTGTTGCGTTTTCATTAATTCTGCTAAGCTCTTCATTCAATGTCTGGCTGTCTAATGCAAATAATTTCTTTACTGCAGTCTCTTGAGATACTAATCCAGCGTTATACAACATCGTGTAAATCTGAGCTTGTTCAAGGTCATTAACTGGTAATCCTTCCTGCCAACTGATATTAATCTCTTTCCAATCTTTTTTCCACAAAGTGCCTGCAGTTAACAGCATATTTCTAATAACTGGGTCAAAGCGCATTCTCAATCTGTTTGACTTAGATATCGGAGCTATAAGCTCTTTCCTTAGCCCAGCACCAGTTCTCAATGAACCTTGAGTTATACCAAACAATACTGGAGATACTTCGGATATGACAAACAACTGTTCTACTAAGAATTTAATCTCGTCAAATGCAGCTTGTAATTTACCGTCCCAAGTTATATACTGTGGTATCGGGTCTCCAGCTTCTAATGGGAAGTATTTAGCACCACCTCTAAATACATATCTTCCCATTTCATCTTGCTCCAAGGCTGTCTCTGGTCCTGCCATATGTGGGTCTGAATGCTTATTTAGAATCCTTGCAATTTGTGATAACCTCTGATTAAGTTCATACAAAATAGGTTCTATAGCCTCGTAATCGTCTTGCCCGATGGGACTATCTGAAGCGTTTATGTTATGCACTGGGAATATAAGCGGTATATCAACTCCAGTCTCTTCTTCTCTGTTTTCGTAAACTAAATCGGTAATGTCATCTCCGATAATGCCACTGTGCATTTTATACGCTCTGTATTCAATCTTGCCAGCAGTATGTATTTCCATCAACAACGTATTGTCTCCGCTATTATCAGTATCTTTAGACAACCAAGCTATAACATGTGCTACAACTTCATGCATATTGTTTGGATTAATTATTGGGAACCACATATGAGGAGGAATGGCTTGGAACCTTGGAACACCGTCTAACCATAACTTGTAAATGCCAGTGCCATATCTGGAAACATCTAATGCAACCTGATAAGACACGTTCCAAAAGTCTGAAACAAGCAGCATCTTTGTCATATCGGTTACATTCTCTTGCGTTTCTGGGTAAACGGTTATCCTTGGTGTTTCTCCGAATAGCATATCAGCCCACAGCTTAGACAAGCGTTGTGGATAGTTCAGAGCTACCATCATGCCTAAACCTTGGTCGCCCTCTAATCTACGTGCCCAATCTACCCATACTGCTTGTGGCTTATTATCAAATAGAAATTTATTAGTCCTGTATCTATCAAGCCTTGGCAGTTCTGTAAAAGGTGGAAAAGACTTACCTTGTGATATCACATCTAAACTTGTTAACATTTCACCACCCCATCGGTTTAGGAACAGGTATCTTTCTTATGTTGTTACTCTTATACGTTGAATAAACAACATATCTTAGTGCGTCCAGCAAGTGGTCGTTTTCTTTAACTGGCTCATCATACATTGTATCGTTACTCATCTTCCATCTATATGACTTTAACTCATCTAATAAACCATCTAAATTAGCGAATATCTTCAAACTGCCATTTCTAATTCGCACAGTTACAGCTCCGATGCCATCTAATACCTTGTTGTCTGCTGGTGATACTGCTCCTTGGAAGTATTTACGTAATTCTTTCAAAGATTGTGGAGATGATGGGTCTCCGTATATTTTGTAAATAAACTCATCATAAGATATATTGGATATTTCAGTTGCAAATTCCTGTGCTGTTTTACCTTTCTTCTTGTATTCTCTGTAAACATACCAAGTATCTGTGTCTTTGTCAACTGCAACCCAAACTGCTGCACATGGGTTATTAAACCCGAAGTCTACACCGATGTATCTACGCCAATCGCTTGGAATATCAAATGGCTGCACCAAGTTGACATCTTCTCTGAAGTCAGCGTAAACTAAGCCTGAAGGTCTCGTCCACTGTGCTTCGTAGAACATCTTAAACTTCCAATCTGGCATTGTGGCTCGTAATCGTTCAAATTCTTCTACTGGGAAATAAGGATTTGTCTTTGAATCAAAAGTTATTACGTCTATTTCATCATCTTCTCCAGATGCCCATTTATCGTATACCTCAGTCTTTATCCAGTTCCAAAAGTATGGAGTAGTAGTAATCAGTATTCTACCTCTATGAAAAGCAGTTCTTCTTCTAACAACGTCCCAAACTAAAGCGTCCATCTGTCCAGCTTCGTCTAACCAAGCAGCTCTAACGTGTGCTCCTTCTAAACTTAATGGGTTATCAGCAGAACCCATTATTACACGTCCGCCTTCTGGCAAATACCACACTTTTTCGTTAGTTCTGTAATAAGCACCGTAAGGTTCAAGCAAATTCTGAATATAAGGCATCAAATTACGAATTAGCATTGAATATGTCGGTGCTACAGCCATAAAAGTGGCTCTTGGGTCTTTCTGTATCTCTCTTAACAGCCAAAATGAGCCCAATAGGGACTTCCCACCGCCTGAACCAGCTATTACAGCGACAATTCGCTTCTCGGAATTCCAAGCTTTAAGCTGTCCAGCATGTGGAATGAACTGTATTTTGGCTTTTGGCACTATTCTTCACCACCAATCGCTTCTTTTTCGTCTTCTACATTGATAATTTGTGGTTTTGGAAGCTCTTTTTCCTCTTTTTCGTCTTGTTTTATCACAACTTCAACTAAAGGAGTGTTAAAAGACGTCTTTTTGCCGTTTTTACTGTAATTTAAGCCCATGTCAGCACTCAATTTTTGCACTTTTACAATCGCATCGACCCATTCTTTAACATCTTTTGGCGATAATGACTCTGCATCGAGAGTAGCCAAGCGTTGATTAACCTTATCAAGGAACTTTTGGGCAACTCCAGTGAGCTCTTCATGTAGTTTATCTGATGTAAATGCTCTCTTTTTGCCTCTTTCTTCCAATATGTATTCGTCATATGCGTTGGCTCGCTCCTCCCAATTATAATTTTGATAGAAAGTAACATAAGATGCAGGCACTTTTGTTCTTCCTTGCATCTTTGCAAGCTGTTCTAAGGAACGTCCAACGCCTAACATTAAGTATTTTTCAAACAAATTATACTCATTTTGAGGTTCATTTGGCTGTCTCAGCCATATTTTATCCCTCTTAGTAGCCAATATTTTTCACCTCTTTGATAAAACTACTCGTATGGGACATTTAACACCTCTAATACGTGTTTTAGTCCTAAACCACCCTCTTCAAATGGTTTCATGCAATATTCCCATTGCTTAGGGTGATTGATTTTCATTTGCTGAAATCTGTTTGGACACTGTTCCATGTGCACTCCAAACATGCAAAACATACAACCAGTCCCACTTAAGCCAGTTGTTTTTAATTTTCCATCTTCGTCTTCTATTATATCACCGTAGCATTTTGCTATCGGTAAATTGTTTTCTTTGATATATCTCAAAATGTCTTGGTCAGTCCATATGGACAATGGTTTACTAATCGGTCTTCTCCCTTCAAAACTATTGCAACCAGTTTTGTAATACTTCATTTTTCTTTTTATTCCGTCTTCTACTTTAGTTCCCATTATCGGAATTACATGATTTTCCTTTTCATATTTTTTAACTGGAGCTTTTTTAAGCTCATAGCAACATCTATCGCTAATTTTAAAGTCCACATCTAACAAAAACCACCATTTTTTAGGCAGTTTATAGCTTGTTTTTGTTCCATCTTTCAATATTCCGTATTTCCACCGATTAACGTTAAAATCATCTTCTGGCTTTCTCCTTATTTGCTCTATGATGGCAGACACTTCTTTTGATACAACTGGATATCCGTGTTCTTCAATGACCTTTCTAAAGCTTTTCTGCGGCTTTATCCAATCTACATCGTTCCAGGTCCTAACGAACTCTCTAACCTCTGGACGCTCTAAACCAGTATCAATAAAAGCCGCTTTAATGTCTGGATACAATTCTCGTGCCAAATGTAATAAAACGGTGCTGTCTTTACCGCCGCTGAACGAAACATAGACACCATCTAAGCCCCAATAATGCACCCACTCTCTAATTTTCGCTTTTGCCCACTCAACTTTTAAGTCTAACGGCCATGCCTGTCTAATTTTTAATGTCTCTGGCGTAACAGCGTATTCATTCATTTCTTTCACACCTTATAATCATCTTTATTTACCTCTGTTATCTTTACTTTCACTCCCTGCCCTTCTCTGCCAGAAACCAATCTAATTATAGCGTGTATTTCCATCACTTGAGAGTCGTCTACATAAGCCGCTCCTGTCATTCCGTCTAATAACGACTTAATTACGTTATCTATATCTGGTTTTTTTGTCGTTGCTGAGTAATACATGTCTAATTCAAGCTTAATTCCACCAATTAAGGGCAGTGGAACGTGCTCTTTGGTTATATCGTTAATGTATTTTTCGTATACCAAAGTTTCTTTGGGAGTGTAGAACTTACCTGTCTTCGCAGAATATTTTGCTCTTTGTTTCGGTCTTGGTCTGCCTGCTATAAAAAACTCATATTCTGTTTGCATTTCTTTCACTTCCCCTTTAATATTTTTCATATCCTACTTTATATTATACACCATGCCCTTGTATCGCTTACCAACTCTTAATGCATTAAGTCCTTTTACGTTAAGCTCTATGATATCTACCCACAAATCTTCGTCCAAATCCTCATTTATTTGTAAGTAAATTGTGTGTTCTCTAGAATGTATCCATAATACTTTTGCAATTCCAGTGCGTATTAACAAGTAATAAATCAAATTAGGTCTTGATATGTGTATCAATTTACCCATTGTTCTTGATTTCCAAGGCACTTTACCATTATTTATTGACGTCGCAAGCCACAACAAAGACAAGTCTGCGACTCTGTTTTTGACTAAATCCCATTCAGCATCGTCGTAAAAGTGTAAATTTCGCATCACTTTATCTAATTTCGGTGCTGTTTTATTAAATCTTTCCCAAAAATCGTCTCTTTTACAACACCAAACTAAGCCTGCATAGTAAAGCCAGCCTGCGGCATGTGCCGAATAACTGGTTCTATCTATGGAATAAGCGTTGAAAAACACTGTTGATACCAAAGAATACTTGTTTAAGTAGGGGAAATATAGTTTCCAGTAGTCTCCAGAACTAACAATTTGCACTTCTTGATGTTCTAAAACACGCCAATAGTCTTGTAATAAGGGTGTAGATTGAAACATTCTTAATATTGTTTGCGGGTCTAATGCAATTCTTAAGTCAAACTCTATTTTTCGTTGCTTTGGAATGTTAACTTGTTTCATTATTAGTAAAATCTTGTAATAATGTAAGCTGTTTTTCGTTTTTGGGTATAGTTTCGCAATTAGGACTTAGCCAAACACACTCTTTACGCTTAAGTTTATGCTTATTGCTGTCATTATAGATGTGCTTCGTGGCTCTAGTCTTTCCAGTAACCCAGCACCTAGCTTCAAACACCAATTTAGTCCACCCAGCTTCTTCTAACGGCTTATACACTTCGTGGTCGTAACCCGATAGCATTGCTTTACCCGTAATGTGCAGCAGCATATCCACTAACTCCTGATGGTCTTCTAAAGCCATCTCGTAACGATACACAGCCTCGGTTCGTGTATCTAGCACATATGGCGGGTCTAAGTAAAAGAAAGTGTTTTCGGTATCGTACGCCTTAAGAATTTTTCTAAAATCGTTGTGCTCTATCTGAACCCGTAACAACCTCTCAGCAACCTCAGGTAACATGTCTATGGCTCCCCAGTACTTGCTTACAGGATCCGCCATTCCACGTACTGAATTTGTTACAGCATATCCCCAGGAGCTGCCGAACTTGCCGCTAAAGCTCTGCCTTGCCACCACAAACCATTTAACTGCCATCTGCACGTCGTCCTCTTCTTTGTCCCAGGTCTCTCGGCATTCATTGTACTCCTCTCGGGAGTAAGGCATTAGCACGACCTGCTCGTAAAATTTCTGAAACTTATTTTTATCCCTTAGCACCCTAAAGAAGTTAACTAGCCCACTGTCAATGTCGTTATACACCTCCACTGGCGATGGATCTTTAGCTAAAAGTAAGTTGGCAGCACCACCAAACACCTCCACATACGTGTGGTGTTTCGGTATTAAAGGCAAGAGTTTTTTAACCATAAAATGTTTGCCGCCTATCCACGTAAATGGGGCCCTTAGTCGCTTAGCCATATTATCACCTATTCGTAAGGAACTTTTAAGAATTGTACAACAGCCTTGTTTTGTGATAGAAACTCTTCGGCTATACTACGAACACGGACTGGTAATACTTTTACATACATTACGTTGCTGTCTAAATGCGTTTCAAAATATCTATGCCAACCACCATCTAAATTAGAAGGAAGCACTGCAAAATCTTCTTTAAATTCATCAGGCTTACAAGCAGGAAAGTTAATATTTAACAACGTTCCTTCAGGAACATCGAATTGGTATATTTTTTCAACAACGAATTTGGCTAATTCTGGAAAATATTGGTAATGTCCGTTTATTTCAGATAACGCTATAGAAGTGTGTTTTTTATGAACTGCGTAAGCTCCTGCACCCATTGTTCCAGAATTGTATAAATCAGTCCACGTGAAATTAGGTCCGTGGTTAATTCCCACGAAGACCATATCTATATCCTTACCAAGCGTTTCAAAATAAAATTTACCAAAATCTATACAGTTTACAGTTCTGTCCGTTCTAATGGCAAATATCGGAGTTTTTCCGTCTTCATGAACTTCTACTTCCCAAAGTAGCGATAAATCTCTTCCAGAACCACAACCACTGGCATTTTTTGTAGTTGAACAAGCAATCACAAAGTGTCCTTCTGCTTCTAAGGCGTGTTTTAACTCTCTAAATCCTTCAGCTTCATAACCGTCATCGTTTGTTAACAGTATGTTCACTTTTTCACCTCCCATCTTATTATAACACGCCTTGTTTCACAAATTTACACCTCGTCTTTAATTTCTGGACAGTTTTTAATGCAAATCTCTCTTATTCTGTTTTTCGTCTCTTCAGATAGCTTTCTGTCTGAAACGTTTACGTATATTAATTTTCCAAAGTAACGATTAAAGAATTTAATTCCCAAAAAACCGTAATACTCTAACAATAACAATCCTCTTTCTAATTCTGTTAAACTAAACAATGACGCTATGTTACTTAAATCTTCTTTTTTAAGCTTTCCAGCTTTTAATTTAATGAAAAAATTCTCTATGTTGTTTATAAGTAACATTTCTATCTCTTTGTTTTTATCTTCTACTGTATTTAAACTAAAGAATAAATCCATCTTTTACCTCCTACTTATCTTAAGTATTATTTATTAATTAAAAACCAAAGAACATATATATTTTAATATATATTTCTTTAGAACCTTATACTAATTAATTAATATATTCTTCTTTTCTTTTTTTTAATTATTAATTAATTATAAGAATAAGAAGAAGATTATCTTATTTCTTTTCTTTTAATTATATATAAGAATAAGAAGATAAGAATAAGAAGAATATCTTATTTTCCTTCTTTTCTTTAATTATATATTTAAGTTTAAAAAAAAGAAAAAGAAGAAGAAGAATATGTTCTTCTTATCTTTAATATGTTACTCTTATCTTCTATTGTTTATCTTTATATTTTAATTATAAAGCGGCTTTTAATTTTTTTTCTAACACCAAAAATCCTTAAAATCCTATAATCTTAAAATACGTGTTTTTGTCAAAAATTAGNGCCAAGAAACATTGATTTTTCCATACCCACTTTTTGCGTATTTTGCGTTTTGACTATATTCATGATAATTTACTCACAACTATATCCAAAATGCCTAATTTTACAATTTAGGTATCGTAAATTCGTTAAATGCCTTAAATCGGATTTTTCACCTAAAATTTGCGTGAGGGAAGTAGACGAGCGGCTGTGGATAACTTTTTTAACGGGGGGGGGGCTTTCCACAATGCAACAATTGTATACCAGCTAATGAACAATAAAGAAGGTGCACCGTGTTAGGTGCACCTTCCATAACCCAAATCAGCGTGTTAATCTTCAACCGAAGTAATCTTCAACTTCGGTTGAAAAGTCCAGTGCCTCCAGCTCCATCAATGCAGCAGTGAGCGCATCGATGGCATTTAGTAGATGATAATTCCCGCTTGTGCAAGCTTCTTCCAGCTCCTCTATAAATTCGCTAATTAGCCTTTCTATACGGTCAAGGTTCATATGTTATCACTCACCTTTGCGATGCGCTCGATAAGCTCGAAGGCCTCATAATGCTTGGCCTGCACAAGGTCCGTGACTGTGAGCTCTCCGCTTCGAAGCTGTCCATAATGGAGCTGTTCTGGCTCCAAATCCACATAATAAAGCTTGAAGCGTTCCGTTGTGGAGCCTTCCAAAACATGCCATCCTCGGAATAATACACCATAGATATAGCGCTCATCATCGCAGCTGGTCGCGTCAACGTCAGCACACACAACATAAAGTGTTCCGTTGTCAATGCTTAGCAGGTTCGTCCTCAGTTCACGCTCACGATCGGAAGCGTAGATCCTGTACACTTCACGCTGAATAACATTTTCAACCTGTACCACTGGTACCACCATCCTTTTTTCTTTTTGGTCATCTTCAGATGACCTAACTATATCTTACCACTTTTTTTATAGTTGTCAACATTTTAGTGTTAAGCAAATGTTAAGCTTTTTGGTAGTTTTATGTATACCACTTTTGGGCATACAGATTATTTTGAATCGTTTAATTTATAATTGGGAATCATTCAATTTTATAACCCAGTTAGCACGCTTAACACTAATTTAACACTTTTGCGCTTAAATCGTGTTATAATATAGCTATGAGCTAAGAAATACAGCATTTTACAGATTTTGGCATATTTGTTAAGGATTTAAGCTTGGTTTAACGAGTATTTAACAGTTACTTAACACTCGCTTAACCTTGGCTTAACTTTGGCTTAACATTCTCTTAACGTGGATTTAACAAAAAAAGAGCCTTAAAAAAGGCACTTAAAAAAGGCACTTAAAAAAGGTGAAAAAAAAGATAAAAAAGGAAGTTAAAAAAGGATAAAAAAAAGAAAATTAAAAAAGGATTTTAAAAAAAACATAAAAAAGCGCTTAAAAATGGTAAATTCTTCAAGCCTTATCTTTTTTCTTTTTCTTCATTCTACAGATGTAGAATATAACAAAGCCTTATATATCCTAATATATATTGATAATTAAGAGTAAAGAATATAAAGAAGATATTAGAGAATATAAGGAATAGAATAAGAATACATATTATTATTAATAATTAAATTAATAAATTAAAACATATTACCTAAGATAAGTTATTTTATGGAATGTGTGAAGCGATAAAAAAGAGAAGCTGAGACACTGAAGAATGTCCCAGCTTCTCCAATTCTCAATAAGTCTCTACTTTGTCAATTTCTACAAATTCGTAGTAATCCCACACAGTTCTGTAAATGTCGAATGCGCTTGCTTCTCCGCTTTTCAATTCNCCGAGTTTAACAGGTATCCAAGTAGTGACATTCCAGTCAATTAGCACACTAAGAGAAATTTTCTTAACTTGGTCCTCTGGTGGAGTCAGATATCCTACCGCTTCAAATTCGTTTATGGTGTCATCATCAGTCATTCCTTCAACATTTAAAATAAGGTAAGATGCCATGAAGTCTCCAAGCTCTGCAAAGTCCATCCAGTTATACCTTGATTCTCTCTCCCAGTCTTCAAATTCGAGAATCGCTTTACCGTTCCCAAGGTCTCTCAACATTCCTTTTTCCTCCTTTCTTTGCTTCATGATTCTATTATACCACTTTAAAGGCCATTTGTCAATACTAAATGAAAAAGGCCAGCCTGTAGGCTGGCCCATGCTGGTAGCTGATGCGCTTCAGTCCTCAAGTTCGATAATGTCTCGCAGTGTCATGTTTAAAGCGTCTACTTGCTCAGCGTAATATTGTGCCTGCGCACGAGCAAGAAGCTTCCAAATGTCAAAGCTTCCAGATTCAGATTCGCAAGCTCCAAACTCCTCTGCATAATCGTTTATGTAATGCATATGTTCCAAGTCCTTAGTAAACCATTCTAATAGGTCGCTGTAATAAACATAACTATTACAAATATACTCTAATGTGTCATATCCGCTCCTCTCGTCAAGGTCCGTTGCTTCATACAGCTTTTTGAGTTCTTCTTCGCTTAGTTCTTCGTTATCTTCCTTTTCTTCTTCAAACACTACGTATAACACTTCATTGAAAATGTCCCATTCTATGCCTGCCGTTTTGTCCCACAATTCGCTTTTTGTCATTGTTTCTCACGCTCCTTTTTTTATTGTTAGTTATATTATACCACTTTTTAAGTATTTTGTCAAGCTTTAAAAATGTAATGCTTCGGTCAAGTAGTCCAATAATTCGTCAAGCAGTTTAAAGCAAGCGTCTTTAAGCTTTTCAGATTTTATGCTTTTAAATATTTCAGCATATAAAGTATTGCCAAAGCTCCAATATAAATGAATTGCTTCCTGGTATGCTTCTTCAAGCGTTATAGCAAGCATCTTTAAGCTTTTTTCTTTTTCGCTGATTTTTTCGATTTTCTCCGCTAATTTATACATTTCTTCGAAAAAATCAAATAAAAATATGTCCCGTGCTTCTTCTTTATCAGCGATAATGTCTTTAATTTCTTCTTCGTTCATTTCTTCAAGTGCCGCATTGATGCGAGAATATAGCCTCTTTTCTACCATTCTTTGGTAATCCGTAATAGCTGGATAATCAGAGATGTTAAAAAGCTGTCCGCTAATGTCTTCCAGCATCTCGTTTATTCTTTCTTTTTCGTTTTTCACTTGCATTCTCTCACGCTCCTTTTTTTGCTTCATGATTCTATTATACCACTTTATAGCCACTTGTCAATAGGTATACAAATGTATGCCAATGTTTCATGCTTTTTTCATGGTATAATATAACCNTAAAACCATATAAAGGAAGGTGGACATCGTGAGAGACACAAACATTTAGAAACATAAATATTTTTTTTCTCTGGCATCTTTTTGGGATATTTTGTTTGTCTGTTAGATTGTTAGACAAACAAAATATTTTGAAGGTGCGAATGTTTGGTTATATAAAATCTTGACGGCTAAATGTTTTGGAACATAAAAAGAGCTTAAAAAAGAGCTTAAAAAAAAGGGACATAAAAAAGGACGTNAAAAAAAGCGGATAAAAAAGGCGGATAAAAAGGCGTTTAAAAAAGGACGAAAAAAAAGTAATAAAAAAGCAACATAAAAAAGATGTTAAAAAAAGCAACTTAAAAATAAAAATTATTAAAATTATGTTTAAAAACCATAAAAATGATATTAAAATTTTTAATTCCCCGATTAACTGCAAAAGAGACAGGTTTATACATGCATAGCTTATGTTATAATATTTGCATGTTAATTGCAAAAGAGGTGAAAGCGTGAACGTATTGGTGCAAACTTCAAAGTTCAAAGAGGGTGTTTTACCGATTAATGCAGTTAACGATAGCGAGTTAATTCTAAAAATATACTTGTTTTCAGACGTGCATTTTGATTCTGTTATGTGTAACCGCAAAGCACTTGAAAAGCATTTAAATAAAGCCAAAGAAGAAGACGCACTTATCGTGCTTGGTGGAGATTGGTTTGATGCAATGCAAGGAAGATTTGACCCACGTTCCAGTTTAGATGAATTACGTCCCGAATATCGCAGGCAGGATTATTTTGATTTTGTGGTTCAAGATAGTGCTGAGTTTTTATCTCCTTACGCTACGAATATCATCTTGGTAGCTCAAGGCAATCATGAAACTGAAGTAAAGAAAAGAAACAACATTGATTTAATGAATCGATTGACGATGCTGTTAAACTTAAAAGGAGCTAACGCAGTAACAGGAGAATGGACTGGCTGGATTGTCTTTTTCCTAAAAGCTTATAATCGTAATGCGTCAGTAAAGCTGTATTACTCGCACAACGGAGGAGGAGGTAACAGTAAAGTAACACGCGGAGTGATTGAAACTAACAGACAAGCAGTATATTTACCAGATGCCAATGTGGTTTGGAACGGACACAATCACCAAGGTTATATTGTGCCAATAGCCAGAGAACGAATAAGTATGAAGTGCAGACCTTTCAAAGACATTTGCTGGTTTGTGAGAAGTCCAGGTTATAAGGAAGAATGGGAGAATAGAACAAGCTTTGGAACTCAGAAAGGGTTCGGACCCACTCCAACAGGTTGTGTGAAGCTAACAATCAAATTAGGTTCTGCTAATTTTCCACAAATTATTCCCGAGTTAGTGATTGACAATTAGCAAGGATTTATGGTATAATATAATCAAGAAACAAGAAAGGAGGCGAAACGAATGGACAACATGTTTGAAGAGTTGGGTTATGGGTTAGCGGAAGTAGTATGGAACAAAAGAGATAAGCATTTAAACAAAAACCTGTGGGACATGTTGGATTACGAAACAGCCGTGATGTGCCTAGAAAATCAATTAATTGATTACTGGACTTTTAGATATGGCACTGGCGATGAGTATTACGATGACACAATGACAACAGCTGAAGCCTTCATTGACCACATGAAAGAGTTGGCTCAAGGCACAGAATATGATATAATAGAAATACCAAACGGAATAAAACTGGTGAAGCGGGCAACACCTTCCATATAGAAGCATCGAGTCACCTCCGCTTCCACCTCCACACTCTCTCCTCCTTCCTTAGGGCAGGACGCTACCCCCTCGTCCTGCCTTTTTAATTTACACAATACCTATATCCCAAAACGTATTTTATCAATTACGCACAAAAACATTGTCTTTTAATGTAGTATTTATCACACCACTTTTGCTTAATTTTGCGTTTTGGTGATATGTGTGAGTAAATCTTCACACATATACGTAAAAACGCAATCTACACGTTCGGGCGTTTCACTATACAGTAAAAAGAAGGGAGACGGTTATTTCCGTCTCCCGAAAAAAGGAGGGTGAGAGATTAATAATTGGCTACAATGTCTTCCAAATAAGCCTGCGCTTGTTCCTCTGTTTCAAAACGTGCCAAACAAACCTCATATGGGTGTTCTTTAGATGCGCCATAAAAGCATGCTGGATACACAGCCCAAACGGCATAGTCTTCAGCATCGAACTTCTCTACTTTGACATACATCGCCAACTTTAAGTTTAAAGCCATCTTTTTGTTGCTGTCCATCTCATACATTTCCTTTTACCTCCTTTCATTTTCATTATAACACTTTTGAAACAAAATGTCAAGCATTTTTATTTCCTTTTATCAACCAACTGGCTAATATGTAGCCTAATATTAGTGGCACAAAGGATATCATATTAAATGGGAACGTTAGACAGGTTAGCAAGAACATAAACGATAGGATTGCGCAACCTACCATCAATCCGCTAACAACCTGCTTCACCATCGTTTATTCACCTCCTGCTTGTATTATAGCACTATTCTTCCTTTTTGTCAAGCGTATCTTTGGAATCGTCCATTTCGAATTCAACTTTTATTTCATCACTCGGATATAGATTGAGAGTAGAAATTTGGCTATCAATTCCATCTAATTCTTTCTGCGCTTCTGCAAACGTATCAAAAGGACCAATCCAAGCTGAATAACGCACAAGGTTTGGATTATTATCATCAGCTCCGAAATCACCATACAGCTTTAAGAAGTATCCAGTTCCCAGCTTCTCATCGCTGTCATATTCAATCTTTATCCTTTTTATCCATAAACCATTTATTGCTTCATCTTCGTCTGTGTATATAAACATACTTTCGCCTCCTAACAATCAAAGTGCCGTTGGAGCTATAACAACACGCACGATATCGTCAGTGTTTTCTTTAATATATTCGTTTAGCTCTGATAATCCATTGATGCCAACTTTTAAGTCAATAGAACAATCGCTATCCATAAACTCAATATAGTATGGGAAAACTATAATATTTTCTTCGTCTTCTTCAAAAGAGTCTACGTATTGTTCGCATATTTCGTCATATATTTCCAAGACTTCCATGAAAGTATCACGTGGACCAAACCATGCCTCAGAATAACCTTGTTTCAAATAACCAGTTTGAACTATGAAATCACCATACATTTTCAGAAAATATCCCTTGCCCAATTCTTTATCGTCGTCGTATCCCATTTCTATGCGATTTATATGAAGAGCACGAAGTTTTTTTCCATCGTCTAACGTCAATTTCATTTTTCAACCCTCCTTTAACAATCAAAAACATCAATGTAGTCTAAGATAATCCATTCAAACGGCATGTCTAAGATTGTCGTAACTATAATCGGCATGCTACTATCCCATCGTGGCATTTTAAACGAGTGAAACAAAACAATATTAAACCGTGAATGCTGATGTAAGTTCTCTGGTATGTTCACTTTGATATTATCATTGTAAGACGATTCTATTAGTATATCTAGCACAGTTTCCCAGTCTTTCGGCAACACATTAGGCTTATCGTTCATTAGCGCATAGCATCTGCTTTTCAAGGAATAATCAACAGTGCTTCTGAACAACAATAACAGGTGGTTGATGTTTTCTTGGATTTCTTTACCTGTATCCCAGTAAAAGCTAAATGGCTGTTGTGAAAGCACTGTAACGCCTACAGATTTGTATTTCTCAAATATTACATGCTGAAGAGAACTAACATTGTGAGCCCTTGTTCTAAAGCCAATCTTTAACTCTCCCATTGCTTCTGTTAACTTTTCTAATGCTTCATTTCCTCTGTAAATCATATTATCACTCCTTTCTAATAAGTGGCTAAACCACAAAATGCCATCTGTTTTTCACTGCCCTTGGGTCTAATCACTATCGCTTCTCCAGTGTTTGCTTCAACGCCAATCTCTAATCTATCTTCTTTTATCGGTGCTACAATATCAAACAATGCTGAAGGCTCTGCTTTGAATGGAATAACATTACCTGTAATTGTCGCTTCCAATCTTTCACTGTAGATTACATCACCTTCAATCTTTAAGAACAGTGAAGAAGCTCCAGGCACAAACTCGGGATAATACTTAAACATCGTGTTAGATAGCACTTTCACTCTATCAAGTGCCCTTACAAAATCGTAGGTAGATACTTCTATCCAACCCGTAACTTCAGACATATGATGTTTAATAACAGATGCCCATTGAATGAACATGGTATCATAAGATGGGAACACAAATCTGCAGTATTCGTTCTTTAATACAAGCGTTTCTCCAACAACGCCTATTCTACAACCGCCTTTGAATTTCTGTAATACCTTAACTGCGCTTGCAAGAGGCTTAGATGGAACTATAACCTTGTTGTTAAATGGAACGTCCATTTTATACACGCTCATTTTCACCGTGTCAGTAGCCACAAGCGTTAATTTGTCATCAAGAGTATCAAATACAATGCCTTTATACTGCTCATACAAAGACGTTTTAGCAGGTGCTACACAGCTTTGAACACAGTCAACGGCATGCTTAAGCTCAAATATGTCAATTGGTTCCATCTTACCTTCGTTCTCTGGTAGCAATTCTATTGGAATTTCGTCAGTAGCCAACTTTATTTTACGCCTATCTCGTTTTAAGATAATTTCTTCATCGTAGACCAAGATATCTAATGTGTCAGCTTCTTCCTTAGTTATCACTTGGCTGAACATAGTTCCATTCACAGCGAACAAAACAGGGTCTCCTTGATAGCTTCCTTTGAATTCAGCATAGCAGTTCTGCTTACTCGCTATAACCTTAAATTCCTTGCCATCGCCAGTAACTATGAAGTCCTGGGTCCAATCAAACGGAGATTTGCTGATAAACGGTAGTCCGCTCTCAACAATCCACGAAATCTCATGTTTCGGAATACTCATTTTTCCACTCATGTTTGCTCCCTTTTCTCCCTTCTGAACACACTCAATAGATACAAACCAATACAGAATATTGTTACCACCATCAGCAAGACAAAACCAGCAAGGGGGTTTTCCCACTGCAAAGTCCAAATTATATATCCTAAGTAAATCCAACCTACAACGCCAACAATGCACAATCCAGCCCAAAAGCAAACAATCAATAGTGCCATTAGAACGTTAATCATTCTTTCACCTCACGATACGTTTTTCTTTTCTCTATGAACTCTTGCAAAGCTTTGTGAATTTCATTTATTTGCTCTTTTAAGTATTCTTGTTCTGCTTCATGCATTATCAGAACAATATTCGTGTCGTCTGAACCAAGTTTTTCGCTATGCTTTCTCGCATACCAATACAGGTATTCTATATAAGATGGAGACTTTGCAAACCAATTCATCATTTGCGTTGCTGATGAAGAAGAAATTCTTACCGCCAATTCTTCAGCTTTTTCCGTAGCATATAGCAGTTTTTCTAATTTAATTTTTTCTCATCTTTCTTTTTTTCTTTGACACTCATAGTAAAACTCCTTTCTGTATACAATTTAAGCTAAGTTAATTTACTAAGTGTTCTTTTAATAAGAACCTAAAGTATTCGACTACTTTATCATAAGCATTGGGAATTATCTCGGCAATTACATGTTTTTTAAAATCAGGATTCTTTTCAATAAAATATGACAAAAAATAAGGTTTGTATTGTTGAAATAATTTATCATTAATTGGTATATCCAAGTTCCCAAAGTAATATGGAACGTGATTAATAAAGTCTTTGAAA